TGAGGCTCCTACCTCTGGCTTTGTTAATAATAAATTTGTTGTGGTGGTATCTGCCATGATGAAACTCCTATGCGGCCTCTTGCCAAGTTAATGAATTGTCTGCTAAATCTGTCCAAGATTCTGATGTATCAGAAACCGGTGTCCATGTCTCAGTTGAATCGCCAACTGGTGTCCATGTCTCGCTGCTGTCTGATTGTGCTGTCCACGTCTCACTGGAATCAGGCACTGCGCCCCAGCCAAAGCCAATCATTGTGCCGACAGCACAAATTGAATCAACGCCAGTTATCGCAATTTCAACAGTCAACCCAACACTGTCAACTGCGCCTGTACCCTCAACACCTGTAATATCTTGGAACGATATAACCTCTGCGCCAACAGTGCCAACAGCACCGGTGGCGGCATTGCCGGTAATGGCTGTGGTGCTGGTGATGCCAATAGAGCCAATCGCCAAGGTTGACGCATTGCCTGTTAAATCAATTGCAGCAGACTGAGTGATGCTGCCAACCGACAGGGTTGACGCATTGCCTGTAACCGCCTTGCTTAATTCTGCTAAGACAGAGTCAACAGCGCCAGTTGCTGCATTGCCGGTGATGGCAATAGATAAAGTTAATCCGACTGTGCCTACATTGCCAGTGGCAATGTTTCCATCTTCTTGGATTGAGATGTTTTCTAGTAAGTCACCAACAGCGCCAGTGGAAGAATTCCCACTGATGACGACATTGCCTATGCCGTAGACACCCCTGCCGTAGTAGCCTGTTCCATAAGCAGCCATGCCGCTGCCCCTTGGTTAAGCCAACCGGATCAGGCCGGTACTAGCATCGTTGGTGGGCATAGTCAGCGTGAATGTTCCAGCCGTCACTGTCTGGCTGCCAAAGGTATGCACACTGACCGCTTTGTTGGATTGTGTTGAGTTATAGATCAACACGCAATCAAAGGCCGTAGACAATGTCACTGAGGAATAGCTGATGCTGGCGCTTGGCGTGACAAACGCTGTAGTGCCGCTGGTGCTTGGAGGTGTGCCAAAGGTCACCGTCACGCCGCCTGCGGTGTAGCCAGTGCCTGACACCTCGTTGGTGGCGCTGTAGGCTGTTGTGGTGGCATTAACAGTGGCGCTTGCCAAGTACAAGGCAGCCTTAAACGTGTCGGCGGTGGTGGCGGCGCGAATAACGCCAGTGCCGAAATTGTGATGGCCGACAAGCAGCTCACCCTTGAAACTGGTACACATGGATTGTGTGTTTGCGATGATAATTCTCCTTAAATTTGTTGGGTAACGCCATCAGCAAACACACTGCGCTTGAGCGCCATGTGGACAGATCGGTGAACCATTTCACCATCTAGCCAATACTCTACCCAGCTTGTTGTCTCGGTATCGTTGTCCAATGAACCTTCACGCTTTTCCAGCAATGAATCATCCATCTCGCCCTTGGTGGTGGTGACTATCATCCGAATGTCCTTGCACGCGCCAACAGAGCGCCGCCAGAGGTTGAGCCTCGGTCATCAGCAACTTGCAACTGCTCTAAGCCAGCAGCATATAACGATGACCATACAGAGATTCTCGCATCATCCTGCAAGTAAGGCGCAGCTTGTAATAGCGAGCCGTACAGGTAAACGTCCGGTGCCTGAGTCAGCAGAAAATTGGTTGCAACAGTGGATGACAACTTGGTCAACTTGGCGTAGTAAACCAAGTCGGCCGTGTATGCGCCATCAGGTATCGGCAGCAGCCGGAATTGATTGCCCACCACCGTGAAGTACAACGGCTTGCCGCTAGACAAGTAGGTGGTATTCGACAGCTGATCCATTGCCTCAATTGTCTGGAATGACAAGGATGTCACCGGATTGGTATCTAGCTTGATGGACTTGGTTTCTAAGAAGTCATCAGGCACGGTGCCGTACTCGGCGGCAGCTGCAAAGGATGCAGTGGCACGCACGATCATCTGTCTGGTGCGTAGTTGGCGCTCCATCTGCGCCTCGGCCAGACTGATGAAGTCAGCAATAGCCGAAGTCAAATCAGTCCGGTTGAGCCAATCAGCCAGTGATGCTTTGAGTTCGGTGTAGGTGGTCAATGCCATTTAGACTGCCTCTTTTTCAAGCTGTTCCCGCATAACCCAAGTGTGTTCATGCCGGAATTCAAATGTGCCAATGTGTCCGATTTCTTTCGAGACATCATGGTCAATATACACCTTGAAACCCAATTCCTGAGCCTTCTTACAAAAGAAGACATCTTCGCCCATGTAGCCGCGAGTGTCGTACTGCCAGGGCATGTCGAACCATGGCTCAGTCATGTTCTCAAACACTTCACGCTTGATCAGCATCACGCCAGTACCAACTGAGCCGATCTCTTCTAAGCCGGTGGATTCAGGCATGGTGTAGACCGGCTTGCGCTTTCCATTCTCATCATAGTTCTGCGCCGTTGGACCTGTGGGCATCCTGCGCCTGGCGCAGTTGGTTGCCACGATATCCACGTCATGCGCCAGCAGCCGCTGGATCATATCTTGAGGGAAAGTCATGTCGGAGTCGATGAACAGTATGTGGCTGCAACCCTCGCGCATCGCGTCAAGGCACAAGTCAGCACGCTGATTCTGAATCAGTGTACCTTGCAGTATCTTGAGGCTGACAGCGTCAGTGGTGTTCAGCGTGTGGTACGCCACCATGTTGACCATGCAATAGGTGTAGTTGGTGTGTACTTGATCCCGCGCTGGCGTGCAGACTGCAATGTATTTCATACCTGTCCTGGCCTCACTCTAAAGAACCTGTTATCGGGATCGTTCAACCATTTTTTCATGTAAACCGGATCATCCAACTTACCCTCGGCCTTCAGCTGAAAGTAGATCGACTCAGGAATGCTGGCGACATGGTGCCATTCGCCCTTCCAGTTCGCTCTATTGTCAGTAGCCGCAAAGTCTCGCTTGTTGGCCTCGATGACGGCAGTTAAGTCCTGCGTTGTCTGAATCGTTGCCTCATCAGTGTCATCGTTGTAGTGCCAGGTGCGGGTGATCCCCTTCTCGGGGCTTGCATCAAAAAATCGTTTTTCCATGTAAGTAGGGGAGGATTTCCCCCCCCCTTTTTCCTCTTAGTTGATTAAGAAGTGATCAAGTCAGCGCACAGGCCGTGAGCATTTTCAGCCGTAACCTTGTGGCCGAATTCGATCAACAGCATACGCTTCTCAGCGTCACCTGTTTTTGCCAATTCGATTTGCTGGTAAGGACGCAGGACAGTCATCTTTGCGTACTCAGGGTCGATGATCCAGCCATCACGCTCGCGCTGGAAGCGGTTAGCGATAACGGCCACGTTGCCAAAGTCGCTGACGTAGATGTCAACTGCACCGATCAACACGGCAGGCTTTTCGCCACCGTTGATGTTGAAACGTGAAGATGCAATGCCAGAGAAACCGGACACGCGCTGCTTGTTGACAGGGCCAACCATCAGAATTTTCGGCGTGCCGCCAGCAGACCATACTTTTTGAATCACATTCTTGAGAATGGTTTCAGTGAAAGTACGCACGTTGCCGTCAGTACGCGCACTGTTTGGCAGTGTGGTGTAGCTTGGGTCAGTGCCGTTGGTTTGCTTGTCGGTGTTGGTCTTGACAAACGCACCCAAGGAGGCAGTGGCGCGAGCAGTAGTAGTGTTACCGGCTGCGGCAACTGCACCATTCAAGAATGTGAATTCTTGGTCGCGCTTGAGTTCAGAACCGCGCTTGGCGATCTGGTATGCCAGCTCAGAACGGCGGCCAGCCTTGTTAACTACTTCTTCAGTGTTCGACAGGACAATAGTCTTGCGTGCGATCTGAGCGTAGTTGGTCAAACGAACAGTCGCAACGACTGCATCGAATGTGCCAACGTCATCACCTTCCAACTGAGCATTGGCGGCTGCGTCTGCCAATGTGTCGGTCTGCCACTCAAACAAAGTATTGCTAACGGTTTCGCGGCCAATGTTGGATTGGTACGGTGTTTCTTCGGGAGCGATGTTGGTGATGACATTGCTCAAGTCTTCACGAATACCCTTTGCAGAGTAGGTGGTGAACGTGTTACTTACGATAGACATGATTTTTCCTTATTTCAAGAGTTTGTAGATTGCATCAGCCGCGTCATCGACACGGCCAGTTTTCGCAAGACGCTGTTGTGCGCGCAATGCCTCAGTGTTGTTAGAAACTCTTCCCGCTGCACCAGGCTTTGCGGGTCTTGGCCCATTGTTCGTCACCGGCTTGATCTGTCCACGCTTGGACACCATCTGGTCATACAGCGCCGCTTTTCGCAGCAGCACAACCG